GGAAGCTCATGCTATCAAGCGATTGGTAGGTCAGAACTCTCTCTCGAAGGGCGCACTTCCGCCGTGTGTCGCTTTTAAGCGAACTCAGTTGGCTGAAATCCAATCACCGAAGGTGAGAATGGTGTGGGGTTATCCTTTTGAGATGACTCTCTTGGAAGGGCAGTACGCTCAACCACTCATCGAAGAGTACGCGAAGTTCGATGGGCCAATGTTCACTGGCAGGACCGTTCTTAAAGAGTTACCTGTCTTTATCGACAGTGTATTCCTCTTTGGAAGAGGGGTTGCGATCGATTGGTCTGGGTTTGACTCTACCGTGTCTGAAGCACTCATTAGAGTTGCATTTGACGTGGTGTTCGAGAACTTAGCCTTATCGGACCATCAGAAGCGAGAGCTTCGGATGCTGCAAAAGTACTTTGTGAAAACACCGATCGTCATGCCTGATGGTCATGTGTTTATCAAGTATGGTGGTGTACCGTCTGGTAGTCATTTTACGCAGCTCGTGGATAGCATTATCAATTTCCTTGTCATCATGTATTTGGCTATTCTCCATTTTGATGGAAAGAGGCCTTACAAGGTGAAGGTTCTTGGTGATGATTCGATCTTCTCTCTTAGACCTGGTCTAGAGATGTCGTTCGAGTCCTGGGCGGCTAGAGCGTGGAAGGAGTTCGGAATGACCTTGAATGTGAAGAAGTCCATGGTGGCTTCAACACCGCGGGAGATCGAATTCCTGGGTCACTCAGCAAGGGCTGGGCGAGTCATTCGTGATGACGTTAAGTTGTTGCGTTTAGCCTTGTATCCGGAGTATGCGACCCGCGATCCTGAAACGGCGGTAAGCAGAGTCTTAGGATTACTCATAGACTCCGGGTTCCAGTCGTGGCCTATCTACCTCTTGTATACGTATATGATCGGACGGTGGAAAGTTGGCCGCACACTAACCTCCAAATGGATGATGTATGTCATCCAACGTGAGTTACCACCTGACACTATGTCAGATAGTAGGGTGTTTGCGGTAAGCTGATGCCAACTGGATGTTGTCTGCTG